GTCAGCAGCCGATGAGAGAGTCCACCATCGAGAAGGCTGTCTGCGCCTACGCGAAGCTCAAGGGCTGCTTGGTCATCAAGCTCGCCGGGCAGAACCAGCGCGGCCAGCCTGACCGATTGTTCATCCGCGCTGGTCGCTGCTTGTTCGTCGAGTTCAAAGCTCCCGGCAAGCATCCGACCGCTCTCCAGATCAAGTGGCTAAATGACCTCAACAATCAAGGCATGGCGGTCGCATGGTGCGACGATATAGATCAAGGCAAGCAACTCATCGACATTATTTTCCCATGACTGAAAAATATGCAACCCCTAAACAATCAACTAAATGAGCTGGCACTTTTCGCAGGCGCTGGTGGCGGAATACTTGGAGGAAAGCTCCTCGGCTGGCGCACAGTCTGCGCCGTTGAATGGGACGCTTACGCACGGGACATTCTGGTCGCCAGACAAAACGACGGATGTCTCGAAGCTTTCCCGATCTGGAATGACATACAAACTTTTGACGGCAGACCGTGGCGCGGATCTGTTGACGTGGTGTCTGGAGGATTCCCGTGTCAGGACATCAGCGCAGCCGGCAAAGGTGTCGGCATCGAGGGAGAGCGGTCATCCATGTGGAAACACATGGCAAGAATCATCGGCGAAGTTCGACCGCAATTCGCTTTCGTGGAAAACTCACCAATGCTTGTGGGAAGAGGACTTGCCATCGTCCTCGCTGACCTTGCCAAACTGGGGTATGATGCAGAGTGGGGTATTGTGGGAGCGCATCACGCTGCCGCGCCTCACAAGCGAGATAGAATTTGGCTTATTGCTACCGACTCCAACTTGTGCAGATGCGACGATGGGGGCAATCCTGAACGACAAAACGAAGTTCATCACGCTGAAGTCGGGGAGGCTGAGAAAAATCAGCAATCAAGGAATCTCTGGAAGCATCGGGCTGGCGAGAACGGTCGCGATGTGGGCAACTCCACAGTCGAGAGATTTCAGGACCGGACAACGAAGCAGATGGGAGAACCCAGAGCGGACACGCAATCTAAACGATCAGATTGGTGGGCAACTGAACCCGACGTGGGTCGAGTGGCTCATGGGGTGGCCTCTAGGGTGGACAGACTGCGCTGCATCGGCAACGGACAAGTTCCGACAGTGGCAAAAATCGCATGGAATCTATTAAACCCATGAGCCAAACCTTCCAGCCGTTCGAATACCAACTGCCGATGATCGAGCATCTGCTCGCCAACGACCGGGCGGCTCTCTTCGTCAGCCCTGGTCGTGGCAAAACGATTGTCACGTTGACCGCCCTCGACACGCTCGCCACCTGCGGCCAGCTACGCGGGGCGCTCATCGTGGCACCGCTGCGCGTCTGCTCGATCACATGGCCGGCTCAGGTCGAGCGGTGGGCGCACACCCGCTGGATGCGCGTGGCTAACCTCCGCACGGCCGCCGGGCTGCAAGCCTGGCACGATCAATCCGCTGACATCTACCTCATCAACTCCGAGCTTCTGCCGAACCGCCTGCCGAAGATGTTCCCGAAGCGCAAGTCGTTCGTCTGCCCGATCGACACGCTGGTCATCGACGAACTCAGCCTTGCCAAGAACCCACAGAGCAAGCGCTTCAAGGCGCTCCACCGCCACCTGACCGGCATCGAGCGCCGCTGGGGTCTGACAGGGACACCGATCCCGAACAACTACCTCGACCTCTTCATGCAGGTCAAGATGCTCGACGACGGCGAGCGGCTCGGCAAGACATTCACCGGCTACCGCGACGCCTACTTCTATCCAGCCGATTATATGGGTTACACCTACAAGCTGGTCACAGGATCCAAGGAGGCGATCGATGCGAAGCTCGCAGATCTCGCGCTCGTCCTCATCGGCGATGCTACCGACCTGCCAGCCTCCAGCGTCATCGATATCCCAGCGGTCATGCCAGCCGAGGCACGGCGTCACTACAAGACCCTCGAAAAAGAGATGCTCGCCGAGATCGCCGAGGGCGAGATCACCGCACCGAGCGCCGGCGTTCTGGTCAACAAGCTCCTGCAACTCACCAGCGGCGCCGTCTACGATGCCGACCGCAACGTCTTGCCAGTCCACTCAGCTAAGATCTCCGCGCTCAAGGCAGTCATCGATCGCCATCGAGGCGAGCCGATCCTCGTCCTTTGCGCTTTCAAGCACGAATCCGCTCGCGTCATCGCCGCCATCCGCGGATCCAAGATGTTCGACGAGCGCGACCTCGACGCATGGAAGGCTGGCAAGATCCCAGTCTGGGTCGCCGATCCTCGATCACTCAGCCATGGCATCGACGGCCTGCAAGTCTCCTGCCGGATCGCCATCTGGGTCAGCCTGACTTATTCGCATGAAACTTACGTCCAAACCAACGCCCGACTCATCAGGACTGGACAAACCGCCGAGACTCTGATCTATCGTCTGATCTGCTCAGGCACGATCGATGACGCAGTCGCCGAAGCTCTCCGCGACAAATCCGACACTCAGAGCGGAATGCTCTTTGCAGTTCGTGCATTACAACGCATGAATTGAAAACACCCTTCTCCAAATTATGAAAACACTACAACAACCGACCATAGACTACTACCAGTCTGCCACCTCACCGAGCGCAATGGCAACCACCACGCTCGAAGATCTCATCGCCGCGATCCGCTCCGACGAGTTCGCCACCAAGATCAACCGGCTCCGCTCGACGCTCGCTTCTGGCAACGACGACGCCTATTCGGTCGCCAAGCGCGACTTGCAAGCGGTCAGCATCTCCGGATCATGCGATGGTCGCCGGGCGAAGGCGATCGAGGAGGGGCGCTTCAACCACAGCGGCTTCCTGCAACTCGACTTCGACGCCGCTGATAACGTCGGCTGGGAGGTCGAGGAGATCGTCGAGATCCTCCGCGCCGAGCCGCGTATCGTCGCCGCTTTCGTCTCACCATCTGGTGCAGGCGTCAAGGGCATCGCTCGCATCCCGATCTGCACAACCAAGGAAGAACACGTCGCCGCATTCGTCGCCGCTCGCAATCACTTCCGCGCTCACAACCTGACGATCGACGAGGCCTGCAAGGATCCAGTCCGCCTCATGTTCGTCAGCCACGACCCGGGCGCATGGGTCGACCTCGATCGCACCGCGATGTTCGAGCCAGCGGCCGCAGCCGAGCCAGAACTCCCGAAGGCAGCCAAGAAGTCCAGCCTCAAGCTCAAGGCAACCAAGAACGCATTTCCAGAGCCACCACGCGAGGGAATCCATACCTGGCTGATGGAAGCATCGTGGCACTGCCGCTTTGCCGGCATGGATGAGGCGGACACGGTCGCCAAGCTCCAAGCCTACGATGGCAGACTCCGCCGCGCTTACCAGCCGACCGAGGTCGTCGATGCGGTCCGCACGGTCTACTCCTCCGAGATGCCAACCTCGACCGATGACTGGCGCGACGCAGCCACCGCGGCAGCCGCCAAACGCGCACCGTCGACCGCTCAGTCATTCGATCCCGATGACGTGTTCTACGACGGACCATCGAGCAAGTATCTTGTCAAGGTCGGCAAGTCCTACATGACCTATTCAAAACTCTCCCCGGTCGTCACCGGCATCTCTCGGCACCTTTCCGACCAATACGACGACCCGAAGGATCTGATGCAGGCAGTCCGTGAGTCGATCAAGAACCGCGAACTCGACGGCGGCGTGCAATGGCACGGCAGCATCGCAGGACACGCTCAAGGACTGACTCGCGACACCAATGACCTGCCGATCCTCATCACCTCCGAAGCGAAGTTCCCAGAGCCGAAGGCAGGCGAGGCACCGATCATCACCGAGATCGTCGGTGGGGCCTTCGCCGATCCGATCGCCACAACGATCTTCATGAGCTGGCTATCCGGGCGCTATCGAGCAGTTCGGGCGCATTGCCACATCCCATCACCGATGCTTGTCCTTGCTGGAGAGATAAATTCAGGCAAATCTCTCCTTGCTTGGATCGTCGCTCAGTCGCTCGGAGGTCGCACCGCCAACCCATACGCCGCATGGTCAGGCGGAATGCTCTGGAACGATGACCTCGTCGGCTCCGAGCTTCTCCTCGTCGATGACTGCATCGGCTCGACCGACATCCGCAGCCGCCGAGCATTCGGCGCCTCATTCAAGGAGTCGGTCTATCCGCACAGCGTCCAACTTCGCAAGCGCAACCACTCATCGATCTCCGTCCGACCTGTCTGGTGCGTCATGGTCTGCTGCAACGACACGCCAGAATCTTTGCAGATCATCCCACCGCTCGACGCTGACCTAGCCGACAAGATCGCGCTTCTGCACGTCATCGGAGTCAAGCTACCGATCGACACCTCAACTCCCGAAGGTCGCGACGAACTCCCGACAATCATCCGATCCGAACTGCCTGCCTTCGCTCAACAACTCATGGACTGGGAGACGCCAGAGGAACTCCGCGACAGCCGCTCAGGGATCATCGCATGGCGCGATCCAGAACTCAGCGAGTCAGTTGACGCTCACAGTCCATCGAAGCGCCTCGAAGCTCTCCTCGAAGCCGCTCTGGCTGACTGGGGCATCTGGCACGACCTACCTCGCGACATGACCGCATCCGAGGTCGAGAGCCGACTTGTCGAGCTGAACTCACCGGTCCGCGAGCAGGCACGCCAACTCTGCGGAACATGGCACGGCGCCTGCGGATCGGCTCTCGCCAAGCTCGCACGCAGCGGCAGCGACTACGTCTCACTCAGCGAGCGGCCGCCAGTCGGCAAGGCTCTTAGATATTACATCAGCAGATAGCTTGACAAGCTAGGCAATGCCTAAATAATAACAACCAACCAACCAACACAATGAACGACACACCGACACCGACACCTAGAAGTAAAATCATTTTAGACCATATCAAGATATACGTTGAAGCAGATAATGCAGCGCAATCTTATGCCCACTACAAAGAAGTAAACAGGGAGATTGAAAGCATGGAACGCGAGCTAACCGCCGTCACAGAGCAACTGGACAGGCTGGCGGAGGCTTTAACTGAAATAGCAAGAGGTGAGCCAAACTGGGCAGACTGTGTTGTATTAGCCAGAGAAGCCATCCAATCCCTAAACCCAGATCATACTGTTGATGCCAACGATATGATCGCAGACGTGAAAGGAGGGAGCGATGACTTTGACCAATTCAGACCTTTTGACTTCTGAGAACACCCAAGCTGACCGACCGCAAGGTTTGGTCTAGCGACCTGTTCGATTTAACCAACAAACCAACCGAACCATGAACGACATAGAATTTATTAAAATGGATCAATGGGCAAATGCTAGTTGTTACCATCTTGAATGTGGAGAAGATGGAGTTATCCGCGTCAAAAACGGAATGAGCTTAGATGAATATATTAACCATCCTGAATTAGTAGAGCGCAGGAAAAACAAGCCAATGAATCACGGAGATCACATTTTGATTAGCGCAGCTCACTACGAATACCTTAACATACCAAGAATAGCATGAACAACACACCGACACCGAGGACTGATTTATTAACCGCTAAACATTGGGGCGATGGATTCGCAGCTAAATATCTCAAACCATTGATGCAAGCAATGGAACGCGAGCTAACCGCAGTCACCGAGCAGCGGGACGGATTACGATCGGGCATCGATTACGCAAGCGATCAACTGACTAGAGTCACCGAGCAGCGGGACAGGCTG